CGAAAATCCTATCGACATTCAGATAGTTGAAGATCATCTTAATCTAGATCTAGAAGACGATATGGATATTATTAATGAAGCTGAATCGACTCTTGATATTTTCAAAAAGTATATTGACAATTACGATTTGAAAAATGTCAACAAAGATAAACTTTCTAGAAAAATTGTAGATCTGTATAATGAGGCATTGGCTGTTGAATGATTTTATTTAAGAAACTGCGATGGAAAAACTTACTATCAACTGGTAATGTTTTTACTGAAATCGAACTTAACAAGTACAATACAACTTTAATTGTTGGTGAGAATGGTGCAGGTAAATCTACCATTCTTGACGCATTGTCATTTGTTTTGTTTGGCAAGGCGTTTCGTAAAATCAACAAGCCACAGCTTATTAATACTATAACTCAGAAACAACTTGTAGTTGAAGTTGAGTTTTCTATCGCCAAGAACAACTTTAAAATTGTTCGTGGTATGAAGCCCAACGTTTTTGAAGTTTACAAAGATGATAAGCTGATGAATCAGTCAGCGGAGATGAAAGACTATCAAGAAATTCTTGAGAAGCAAATTCTTAAGATTAACCATAAGTCTTTTTGTCAGGTAGTAGTTCTTGGATCTGCTACGTTCCAACCTTTTATGCAGTTGTCTGCTGGTCAGCGTAGAGAAATTATTGAAGATCTTCTTGACCTTCAAATCTTTACTACGATGAACTCTATTCTTAAAAATAAATTGCTTAATAATACTGAAAAACTTTTTGAAATTCAAACGAAGAAAAAAGTAACTCAAGAAAAAATTGATTTTATCAAAGATCATCTTAAGCAACTTCAGAACAATACAGATCAGCTGATTAATGAAAAGAAAGAGTTGATTCAAGACACGAATAAAAAGATTGATCAACTTAATAAGGATTATTGGAAGTTAGAAAACGAAAGAAAAGATTTAATAGAAAACATTCCTGATTCTGAATGTGTTTCTAAGATGCTACAAAAACTTTCTAAGTTAAGGCATCAAATAGAAGCTAACTTAGTGTTGGTTAAAAAAGAAGTTACGTTTTTTGAAAAACATGACAACTGTCCAACCTGTAAGCAAGAAATAAATGAAGAGTTCAAGTGCGAAACTATTGATACAAAAAATAAACAGATTGAAGAATACAACTCTGGTTTAGAACTGCTTACTAAGCAATACGAAGAAAAGAACAGCGAACTAAAACAAATTTTGGAAACTCAATCCAAAATAAATGATATTCGTATGGAGATAAACAGTGTAAGAACTAGAATATCTTCCGTTATAGAATATAGAGATAGACTAGAGGAAGAGTTAAAAACTCTTGGTAAGTCAGACTCCGTTAAAGAAGATAACAAGATACCTGAATTAGAAAAAGAGTTGAGGCAAATAGAAGCAGAGTTCAATGAACTTTCTGAAGATAAAAACTTATTGAATGTTACTTCTTCATTGCTGAAAGATGGTGGTATTAAAGCTCGTATCATCAAGCAGTATATCCCTATCATTAACAAGCTAATCAACAAGTATCTTTCTTCTATGGAGTTTATGTGTCAGTTCGAACTTGATGAAGAGTTCAACGAAACAATTAAGTCGAGGTATAGAGATGAGTTTTCGTATGCTTCTTTCTCAGAAGGCGAAAAGATGCGTATTAATCTTGCCATTCTTTTCACTTGGCGTTCTCTCGCCAAGCTACGTAACTCTATCAATACTAACATTCTTATTATGGACGAGGTCTTTGATTCATCTCTGGATTCTAATGGCACAGAGGAATTCCTCAAGATAATAAATGATTTGACAAATGATACAAATACGTTTATTATATCTCATAAAACTGACCAACTCTATGATAAATTCGAAAAGGTCATCAAGTTTGGAAAACATAAAAACTTTTCTAGGATATTGTAATGTGGCGTCTTTGGTCTAAAGCTCTTGGTGAAAAAGCAGGTGTAAACGATAAAGAAGCAGATAAAATTGCTTTGATTAGAACCTTAATAGTATTTTGTTATATTATAACTAACTTGTTTATCATAGCTGGAGTTATAAGACATTGGTAGCAAATACATATACGGTAGAAGTTCAAGAAGATATTGAAACTGGAGAATTAATTCTTCCTATTCCTGTTGATCTGCTTTCTCAAATGGGGTGGGCAGAAGGAACAGATCTTTTTTGGATTGATAACAAAAATGGAACTTACACATTAACGGATAAGAAAAATGAATTTAGTGAAGAATGACGATCCTATACTTACTAATCCTTGCAAGCATTTTGATTTTTCACATCCTCCTTTTGATCCCATTGACTTTGCTAAGGAATTGGTTAAGTGTATGTATGATAACAACGGTATCGGTCTTGCTGCCAATCAAGTGGGAGTACCATATCGTATTTTTGCTATGCGTGCTGCTCCTGAGAACTTTGTTTGTTTCAATCCGAAAATTGTTCAGCCCTCAGAGGCTGAGGTAGTCCTTGAAGAAGGGTGCTTGACTTATCCAGGTTTATACGTTAAAATTAAACGTTCTCAACATGTAAGAGTAAGATTCCAAACTCCTAATGGAGATACCTTGACTAAGCAGTTTACTGGTATGTCAGCTCGTATTTTCCAGCATGAGCTAGATCATCTAGACGGCGTTATATTTTACAACAAAGCTAATCGCGTTCATCGTGATAAAGCACTAGACAAATGGCGTCGAGGTATTAAATCTTCGATCAACATCAAATCTAATTTGGGCTCATATGAATATCTTCTACATCGATAAAGACCCAGCGCAAGCTGCTCAGTGGATGGTTGACAAGCATGTTGTCAAAATGATCCTCGAGTCAGCACAACTTCTTTCTACTGCTCATCGTTTGCTCGATGGTCGTGAAGTAGAAGGTAAGTCTAAAACTGGGCGTAAAGCTCGCCGTTGGGTTCTTGATGATGCACGCGACCCTGTTGTGTATCAAGCAACGCACATCAATCATCCTTCAGCTGTTTGGTGCCGTGAGTCAGTTGAGAATTACATTTGGCTTACTGATCACTTTTATGCACTGATGGCAGAATACACTTATCGTTACAACAAGGAACATAAGTGTTACGGCGAGCTTTCTTACATGCTTCAATCTCCGCCAAATAATCTCAAGCGATACGAGGCAACACCAATGCCTTCCGCTATGGCAGACGAGTACAAAGTTTCTAATGACCCATTGACAAACTATCGTAATTATTATAGACTAGGTAAAGTTTCCATGCATAAGTGGACTAACCGTCAACCTCCGGAGTGGATTAATGAGTAATTGGTATAGAAATGTAATGGACTTTCATCGTTCTTTCGGTCAGCGTGTAGGAAGGCTTCCTGAGCTTCCTGGCGAGGCTGAGAGAGCATTGAGAGTCAAGCTTCTCACTGAAGAATTTACAGAATACAACGATGCAGAGCATAACAACGATATCGTTGAGATCGCTGATGCACTAGCAGATATTATTTACATTGCTTGTGGTACAGCTGTGTCTTATGGCATTCCCCTTGATAAGATTTTCGAAGAAGTTCATAATTCTAACATGGCAAAGTTGGTTGATGGTAAACCTCTCCGTCGTGAAGATGGCAAAATTCTCAAGCCAGCTGGTTGGCAACCACCGAATGTTGCAAAAATTTTGCAAAATGAACGAGAAAATTTGATTAATGACATAATTACGCTATAATTGTTGCATATATACTATGGTAATTCACTAACAACAGGAGCGTAATATGGTAGAAATTATAGTTAGAAAAAAGATTGATTCAGAAGAAACTCTTGGTGCTTTCATCACAGTTAAGGATTACGCTGATCGTGTAATCAATGAAGATTGCGACTTGTATGCTGAGTCGCTTGATGGATCTATCTCTGAAGAGAACATAATTTTTAAGTATAGAAAAAATGTTTTTACAAAGGAAGAGCAAGATGCTGCGTATGCTGGTTTACGAGAAGCTGCTGTTGAGTCACAAAATCGCGGGTTGGCTGCAGGACCACGTGGCGATATGCTTGGCGCTAATGGTCGCGGCGGTAGAGATTGGGTTACGGAATATCATATTGACATACTCGATTTTCTTCTAAGACCTGAGAATGCTATTGTTGAAGATGATAGCATTGAGTCGATTCGTGCTCGTCATCAGGCATCTTCAAAGAAAGAAGAAACTCGCGGTCAAGTATGGCTTCGTTCAGAAGTTACCAAAAAGTATCCTGAATACCACGGTTGGTTCGACAAGTGGGTCGATGGTCTAGGTAATATGACACGCGAAGAACAGCGTAAAGAAGCTGAGTATGTAGCTAAGAATTACATTTCTGAAACTAATTACGCTCAGTCTGTTATGTCTGGCATCGCTGGTTACTTTGATCGTTATCCTCGAATTCCTTATGGACGTGCAACTTCTTATACTGAAAAGAACCTTGAGAAGTTTGCGCTCTCGTATCCTTATCTGCGCAAGTTGGATCAGCAGTTCAAGGAACTTCTTCCTAATCGTTGGGCTAAGCAAAACAACGCTGCTCAACAACTTGATCGTCGTTTCCGTATCTCGGATACTGTTTTTACTACTCTTACAGTTAATCACAACTGGCGTACTGCCTGTCACCGAGATGCTGGCGACCTTCACGAAGGTTTCTCTAACATCTGTGGTGTGACTGGACCCGATGGTAAGGGTTGGCGAGGTGGTGAGTTTATTCTTCCTGAGTATCGTATCGCAATCAATATCCAACCTGGAGACATGTTGCTTGTAAATAACCATGGTGGTATTCATGGTAATGATGCTCTTCTAGGTGAAGATAACGACCGTATGACTATTGTTGCATACTTCCGCGAAAAGATGCTTGAACTCCAGTCTTGGGAATATGAAAATCTCCGCAAGCAGTATGTCGATGAGCGCCGCTTGAATAAGGATCATCCTCTTCAGCGTAATCTTTGGAATGGTGTTTCTCCAGGAATGTGGGAAGATCAGGAATGGTATGATTACCTTCATAAGCATGATATGAAGGATCCATACGGTAAAAATAAAACAGTTAATTTGGAGAGCTTTTTTGCATGATTAATTATGAGATCGCGATTCCTTCATATAAGCGACCTGAAACAATTAAAAAGAAAACTTTGAAGGTTCTAGAAAGCTACAATATAGAACCTTCAAAGATCACCATATTTGTTGCTGATGAAAACGAATATGAAGCATACAAGTTTTCTCTTAAGGATACTCCCTACCAAAACATTGTAGTTGGTGTTCCTACTATTGGCGCTCAACGTAACTTCATTGAAAGGTATTACCCAGAAGGTACTTACCTTATTGAAGTTTCGAGATTTGCATGACACAGACACTGCAACCACCCACTACGGGACTGCAGTCCCTCTGACCGTGCAGACAACAAGTCTCAAAAAAAGTCATTTATTTT